ATCTGCCCTTCCAAAACAGCTATCTCAGCCTTCACAGATGAGGTCATCTCATCTGCCTTTGCTTTGGTAAGCTGTCGCACCGCATCAGCTTCAACAAGATACCCGTCCGCCGTTTCCCGTATAGCTCCCGCCAGCTGCGGGTATTTCTCGATAAGGTCGAGTATCTGTGAGGTGCTGTAAGCCGTGCCCTGCTGCACCTGTGAAAGCACGCCAATCAAGTCCTTTAGCTCGCTCTTGTAGGTCGATGTGGCTGACTTTGCGCTGTCGTAGGCTTTTTGCAGATCGTCGGCGGAATGTGTGGCTTTGTCTGCGGCTTCGGCAGCTTTTCCTTCGGCGTCAGTCTGATCGGTGAGTGCGTCAGTGTAGTCCCCCGCTGCCGTTGTCAGTTCTTCGATTTTTCCGCCGTTTTCGCTTAGTTTGTCGTTTAGACTTTCCAGTGATTCTCGTGCTTCGATGTGTGCAAGCCCAAGCTCTCGGTAATCGGCTAAGGTCTGTTCAAGGGCTTGGCTGACTGCTTCGTATCTGTGGGTAAGCTGTGTGTCTTTGGCGATATCGTCATCTGTCCAAAGTCCGTTCTGGTCGGTGAGCTTGGCACTCAGAACTGCACGTTCAGTCTCTATGCGTGCAAGGTCGTCTTCCAGCTCCTTCTTACGCTGAGTGATCTCACGGAACTTTTCATCGACCGCATCATAGCTATCCTGTAGCTCGACCTGTTCACGTCTCAGGTCGGCACCATAGTCTATGCGTGCCTGCAGCTCCTGGTAGGCTTCGTAGCTTTCCACCAGGTTCAGCATGGCTTCACGTGTCATGTTCAGCGCACCTGTCTGGCTGTCAAACGCAAGGTTAAGCCCCGGGACAGTGCTGTTCAGGGTATTGATGTGCTTCTGCAGGGTCTCGTACTCACCCGCTGACAGCTCCTGCTTTTCCGCCAGGTCAGCCACTGTACCCGCAAGGGTGGACAATCTTGCATTCTCACGGTCAAGGTCGTTGAGTGAAGATCTGCGGTTTTCGGCTGTCTCTCGCAGTTCCTCATTCATGGCGTGTATGCTCTCAGCATAGTCTTTTACTTCCTGCGAGGCTTCCACAAATTCGCCGCCTGTAACATCGATGGAAGCGGCAGCTGCATCGATTGCCAGCTTTAACGCCGTGACCGCAGTTACAGCAGCTGTTACGATAGCGCCGATAGGGTTAGCCGAAGCGGCGACGTTAAATGCCTCCTGCTCTGCGGTTGCCGCCTGCATAGCCGTGACAAGCCCCTTTATGCTCTCATATATCTTGGTTATGGCAACTGATATGATCTTTGCTTTTAATGCCGCCTGCCAGGTTATGTACAGTGTCAGTATCAGGTCAAAGTTATCTGCCACTTTAGCTAACAGATCTATGATGACAGGCAGCCACTTTGACGCATTTTCAAGCCCTGTTTTCAGCAGTTTGTTGATAGTTTCGCCAAGGTCCTCAAAGGTCTCGCCCAGCTCGCCCGACTTGACTTCCTGTGTCAGATCGGCAAAGAAGTCCGTCCCGTCCTGTGCGGCTTTTCGCATGGCGGGGTCAAGCTTTTCGGCTATGGCAAGCTGCAAGCCCTCAGCAGAGGACTTTAAGATATCAAAGTCACCTTTAAGGTTGTCGCCCATAGTCTGTGCCATCTGATCTGCGGCACCCTCAGCGGAGTCGATGTTGGCTCTCAGCTCCTGCATCTTGCCCGATGTGCCGTCCAGCATAGCGTTTATAGCTGTCAGATCGGTGACTTTAAAGATCTCTTTCAGGGCTTCGGTACGGGCTGCGTTGTTCTTGCCCACACCGTAGATCTCATCGAGACGTTTGCTGAGATCTGTGAGAAGTTCGCCGTAGTCCCTCATATTGCCCTGGCCGTCTGTCAGGCTGACACCCAGCTCCTTCAGCGCCTTAGCACCCTTTGTGGAAGGTGCAGCAAGGGCTAGCAGTGCGTTTCTGAGGTGAGTACCGGCTTCGGCGGCTACTATGCCGTTGTTGGCAAGTATGCCCAGTTCGGTGTACATAGTCTCCATGCTCTGCCCTGTCATGCTGACAGTTCCGCCCGTTACCTTGATAGCCTCACCCAGTTCCGCTATGTTGGTATTGGACTTCTGTGCTGTCACCGCAAGCTCATCTATCAGCTTGTTCAGGTCTTCCTCCTCTAGTTTGAGAGAGGACATAGAGTTGGTGACGATCTTTGCAGCCTGCGCAAGATCAAGCCCACCGTCTTTCGCCAGTGTCAAAGTCTTCGGCAGTTTGGCTACGGCCTCGTCGGCGTTGTAGCCTGCCTGGGAGAGTGCATTGAGTGCAAAAGCAGCCTGCGAGGCTGTGAAGCTCGTTGTCTCGCCCATCTCTTTAGCAGCGGCTGACATCTTGGCATAGTCTTCGGTGTCAGCTGTTACACCTGTGGTCGCTGCCACCTGGGACATAGCAGCAGAAAACTCAGCGCCTGTTTTTACACTGGCAGCGGTATATGCTGCCAGTGCCGCCTCTGCCTTTGCGATAACGCTTGCGGCAGAAGCAAACTCTTCTTTCAGGGCACTGACGCCTTCTTTGAGCCTGTCCGTGATCTCCGCCGATGCGTTCCTTGCCTCTCGCTGATAGTTGGCAAGCAGCTGACCGCTGCGTTCCAGTTCCTTATCCAGACTTGCTATCTGTGCTTCCAGATCCTTGTACTGCTGCGACGTCTTATCCAGCCCGCCAAGTTGTGCCTCTGCCTGGCTGCGAGCTTCCCGAAGCATTTTCAGCCGCTTCTCGGCGTTGTATATGCCGTCGGACAGCGTAGCAAACTTCTTTGCCAGCAGTTCGGTGTTCTGAGGGTCAAGTTTAAGGCCTTTGTTTACTTCTTTGAGGTTCCGGGTCACGCTGGTGGCCTCGCTGTCGATGTTTTTCAGCGCTGTTCCCAGCTTCTGGGTGTTAGCCTCAAAGGTCACATATATACTGCGGTATGCTGCCGGCATTTTATCACTCCTAGTCGTCTAAAAGTCCACTCAAACAGTGTTCGAGAGTATCAAGTAAAGCTAAAATCTCGGTCATGGGGACACCTCCGTGATAAGCCCGAATAGCAAAAGCCCCCGCAGATGCGAGGGCTCCGTTGTGCCTAAAAATTATCATAGTCCGCCTGCGTCGCTTCACGCTCCTCACCCTCGCCATATTTCAGGCGCACATACTCGTATATGCTTTCCAGTACCATAGGCAAGGGCAGGCGGTCAAGATCTGCAAGGGTCATGCCGCACAGTGCAGAGTAGGCTATCAGCTTTTCCGCTGTCAGCTCCTCGCCGTCCTGAGTGGCGTTCTGTATCTTTTGTGCAAAGTTCAGACTTTCTGAATACAGTTTCTGCGCCTTTTTCAGGGGTTCTTCAAGGTCAAACTCTCCCAGGCTCTCCGCCCACTCGTCGGGCGGAAGTATGTCAGGGTCAGCCATCTTTGCCATACACCACAACAAGCGATAGCCTGTCTGGATATACTGCTCTATGTCCAGTTTTTTATCGTCGTCAAAAATGGCTTTGCTGTCCTCGATGTAGTCGCAGCCGAACTGCGACTTGTACAGCACCAGCACCCCCGCAGAGGCTTTGAGCTGTACCGTCTCATGCCCCATTTTTATACTGCCCGTCATGATGTAGTTGCCTCCCCGAACCAAGTGTCAAAAAGTTCTGCATTGTCCTCACGGCTTATAGTCCTGAGGTTCGCAGACGTACTGCGCACATCTGCATTTATTATCAGCTTTAATTTTTTGATGTCTACCGACGGTCTGTTTGTCATGGTCGTCACATCAAAATCAGGCCGTACACAGCACACGTCAAAGACCTGTGTGCGCACAGGCTCGGTGTCGGTCTGCTGTTCATAGAACAGCGAAAAATGCACAGGTTTATACTGTGCATTTTCTACAAGTACGTTCCCGGCTGTAAGAGTATACCCGAGAACGTCTACCAGAAAAGACACAGGCAGCTGTACTATATCCAGGTCTGCGAGCTTTCCCGCCTCGATGTTCTCGCTATAACTCAGTGCTCCCGCTCCCACTCTTACCGTCAGAGAACGGGACACTGTCTGCTGTTTGAAGGATATTTTCTGCGCACCGTAGAGCGGCTTTAACTCGCCGCTCCCAACCTTGTACGCAAATTTCCGGAATCCCGTGTAGTATCGGGGCATCAGGGCTCACCGCCCTCCTGCTCCTGCTCCTGTTCCTGCTCCTTAGCCTTTGCTATCACCTCGATAGCCTCGGCAATATCGCCCGCCTCGGAAGCGTCTGCACCCATCGCCTCAGCAAGGTGCTTTAAAGCATCAAGTATAGTCATACTGCTCTACCTCCTTTAAGGCTCAGGATTGGGGTCTGTTTCCGCCTGCGCTCTCTCGACGGGGTTGGGGGGAGTAGTAAGGATAGTATCATACAGTGCGTCACCGGGGTACACCTTGACTTTTACGTCATGGGTGTCAAGACGGGGCTTGGCAATGATGTTCATGGTGTCGCTGTCTACGCTCAGGCTGTTGCTCTTTGTGTTATGTATGATGTCCGGGCGCTTTGTCAGGCTGACATGATACAAAAAGCATCTGCCCTTGTTCTTGTCACCGCTGAACTCAAACGCCATGCCGTAATCCTTCGGGATAACGTCTG